CCACTCTAAATACCTGTTATGGATCTTTTAATTATAAGTATTTAGATGTCATATAAGGGAAAATATAGTCCAATCAATCCCAGAAAATATAAAGGTGACCCCAATAATGTAATTTACAGGTCACTATGGGAACGAAAATTTATGAAATATTGTGATACAAATCCAAATATATTGGAATGGGGAAGTGAAGAGATTGCCCTTGGATACATATCTCCTCTGGACAATCGCCCTCATAGATATTTTCCAGACTTTTATATCAAAGTCAAAGAAAGTACAGGACAGATTAAAAAATACTTGATTGAGATCAAACCAAAGAAACAGACGGTTGAACCAGAAAAGAAAACGAGAGTAACAAAAGGATATCTTTATGAAGTGATGGAGTATGCTAAAAATCAGGCAAAATGGTCTGCGGCAAGAAATTTTTGCAAGGATAATGGATGGGAATTTAAGATACTCACAGAAGCAGAGTTAGGTATCAAATAATGCCAAGAAAGACTCTTAAACAAAGAAAAAATCCATCAGAGACAAGTGGAAATAGAATTCGTGGAGTGATTGATAATCTAGTCGGTAATGAGAAACCAGATGATTTAATGATTGAAATTCTTTCGGTATTATCAGAAGTTGATAAAGTTCCACAGTCTGGAAAATTTTACACTTTTGTTTATAATCCTAAAACACCAAATATACAATACGACCAAAATCCTTTAGTTGCCGTGACTGATATTTTCTCGTGGGGATTTAGAGGTATCAACTTCCACTGGAATGAAACTCGTCAATATACTTGGGATGAAATACCAGGAGGCATTTATGAAGTAAGGTCTGATGAATTGGAGGATTTGCGAACCATTCCTTATGCAAATATCCGTCTAAATAGTTAGAAAAGATAAATGGCAGTTTCTTTCCCACAAAGTTTATCATCAGCAACTCAGGCAGCTGTTACTCAAGGGTATAAGGATGCTGCTGCTCCCAAATCAATACAAACTCTAAGATATCCATATAAAAAACTTACCGATTCAGATGACTATCTGTTGATTAAGATAATTGCATATCAACCTCCTGGCATTAGTTCTGGTACTAATAATTTTTCATTCAGAACATCAACTCAGTCTCTTCAAAATAATATTAAAACTCCCGAATCCATTATCCTATTACCCATTCCACAAAATGTTCAAGACCAAAACTCAGTAGGTTGGGGTGATGGATCATTAAATGCTTTCGAACTTGCTGGTGCTGAAGCTGTTAGCGATGTTATAAGATCCAAAGCATTAGATGGCATTGGTAAGGCATTCGGTAACTTTGCAAGTAAATTTGCAGCATCAGCGGTTACTGGAAATTTGCAAGATCAAACGACCAGTCTTTTTTCTGCAGCTGCTTTAAAAACTCTGGGGGCAAACGTACAAACTTCTGATATTGTATCAAGAACAACAGGACAGGTTCTTAATCCAAATATGGAACTTCTCTTTAAGGGAGTAAGTCTTAGAGAGTTTGCCTTTGAATATGATCTGGCACCAAGAGATGGTAATGAGGCAAAAGAAATTAAGAAAATCATTACTACTTTGAAGAAAGCAATGGCACCAAGAACAAGTTCAGACAACTCTGCTGGTTCTGGATTATTCATTAGTGCTCCAAGAGTTTTTCAACTTGAATATAGAAGTGGTAATAAGAAACATCCTTTCCTACATTCATTCAAACCAATGGCAATGAAAGGAATGGCAGTTAATTATACTGGTTCTGGAAATTATTCAGTTTATGGTGATTCCACACCAATTCATATGAAAATTTCTATGAACTTTCAGGAACTCAATCCAATCTACTTTGAGGACTATTCAGATTCAGATATCGGAGTTGGTTACTAATGGGATACTTCAGAGAACTACCAGATTTAAACTATCAATCACCACTTTCTCGTAGATCATCTTCTGATGAATATGTAACAGTTAAGAATTTATTTCGTCGTATCAAACTTCGTGATGACCTCAAGAATGTCTTTACAGTATTTGATAAGTATCAGATTGCTGATGGTGCAAGACCAGATACAGTCGCAGAAGAACTTTATGGTAGAGCAGATCTTGATTGGGTTGTCATCATTTCTGCTGGTATTATCAATATCAGAAATGACTGGCCTTTATCCGATAGAGACATCTACAGGTTCTCGGAAGAGAAATATGGAATTCAAAATTTAAGTGGTATCAAATATTATGAGACTACCGAAGTTAAAGATTCACAAGGTCGTTTAATTCTTCCAGCAGGTAAGGTTGTGGATTCAACATTCACAATACCAAATCCATCCAATCCTTTAGATACTCTAAATCCTGTTGCCGGAATTACAAATTATGAATATGAAGTTATGAAGAACAATGAGAAACGTGGAATTTATATTCTGAAAAAAGTATATCTACAACAGTTCTTAAATGATATGAGAAAGATTATGTATTATGATAAGTCTTCTCAGTATGTTAATGAGAGACTGATTCAGACAGAGAATACAAGAAATACCATCCTATAAAAAGAGGGGAGGTTTCCCTCCCCATCTTTATCACTCAGCCAACTTTGCGAAGTAGGAAAGAGTATCGTCTTCATCTTCATCATAGGAAGAAGACTTAGAAGAACTTAGATTACTCAGTTCGGTGCGAAGATCTTCATCAAGGTCACGAACGGGACCACGAGAAGTCTCTTCCTCATCGGCAACTTCAGGATCTTGACGACGAGTTCCTTTGTTACCAAGAACATAATCAAGACGCTTCTTCAGCTCATCATAAGACTTGAACTGATCGGCGGCAACGAGTTCTGCAAGAGAATACTGCTTCTTCCAGATTGCTTCCATCGCATCATCATCGTCCAGCATAGCACCTTGTGCGGCAAACTCACTGGAATCATAGTTGCGATAACCAGCAACGTTCTTTGCCTTCAGTTTGAAGTTAGCACCCTGCCAGAAGTCAAACGGATCGATAGGAGTCTCATCCTCAAACTCGGGTTGCATTGCGGCAGTGATCTTATCAAAGATTTTCTTGCCGAACTTATAGAGGAAGACTTTACCGTCGTTAGAAGGATTAGCAGGATCTTTGACAACATAGATGTTGGCAACATATGTCAGCTTGCGCTTCTGCTTACGAGCAATTTCTTTACCAGCATCAGTACCATTGTTCCAGAGTTCGGAGTTCAGTTCCGACACAGGATCCTTTTGGTTCATAGTGGTGAGAGAATTCTCAATGTACCAACCACCAGAACCTTGAAAGGCGTGGGAGTACAGTTTCACAAACGGCAGATCTTCGCCGTTAGGAGCAGGAAGGAAACGAATGACGGCATAACCATTGCCGCTCTTATCGCATTCAAGTTTCCATACACGTTCATCACCAGATGAAGTGTTATTATTCATTTTTTCTACTTCTTTAACCAGTTTAGCAGTCAGAGAGCCCAGCTTGGACTGCTTCTTGAGATCAGAGAAAGACATTTGGATTCGTTGGGTAAATTGGATGTTTTGGATTACTTGGATAGTATAGCAAGGATGGTCTCACTTGTCAAGGAATTCCTTGAGAGACTCGATTGTTTTAGTCATACTGTTGAATAACAGATTCATATCTGTGTCAGGGGGAAATCCCATAATTGCCACAGATTTTTTCAGATTCTCTTTCATCTCAACCGCTTGCGGATCATCAGAAAGAGAAAGTCTTGCGTACATAATACGTTGCTTTTCTAATAGCAACGTCATCTTTTCAATGTGTTCCAGTTTATCTTCACGGGTCATTGAACCAAATGATAAAATACTTCCATAAATGAACTTTTGAAGATCATTAATTTCTTCAAGTTCTTCCTGAATTAATTCAGAGTCAAAGAATTTACTCATTTACAATTTCCCGTAAAAGTTTTTTGTACTGAAACTTATCAATATTTAGAAATGGTTTGTACTTCTTGATTTTTAAACTTACGGTTTCCCACACTGGATCCATAAGTTTAGTATCAAATACATTGCTGAACTGGAAGATTATATCGTATATTACTAGAGTTTCAATACCAATCTTCCCGCCCAGAAATTTTTTTAGAACTGCTGGATGACCTTTCGAACAGTTGAAGGCATCTTCTAATTTGATTTCCGAGAGTAATTCTTCCGATTGTTCTTTGAACAAGTAGGTTAAACTCTGCTGTCGTTTCATCCACTCCGTGTATGTTCTTTCGCCAGAGTTTATGATTTCTCCAATCCATACGTTTTGTGGGTTATCGGCAGCAAGAAAGTTGGCAAGAAAATAATCTACTATTTCTTTATCGGAATATTTACGACTGGATTTTTCAAACCAGTACTTATCTTTGCGTTTGTTGAAGGAAGTTATGGTTGCCCGTGACTTCCCACCATATTTAAAGAAATCGTATTTTGGATTTGTAAAATGACTTTTGAGAGAAAGATAATGTTGATAGCATTCAAATGGACTCATAGAGGAAGACGAGCTCTTGAAGTTTTTTTCATAAAGTTTAGATTGATAGCATCATACTTCAATCTTTCTTTCAGTGGTTTGGATACAAGTTTTGTAATTGAATCAACTTCAATGTTATTAATTTCACAATAGTGACAAATAGCATCAATATAGTTCATATTCTCCTCTGCAACAATCTTCTCTATCTCTAGAGAAAACTTGGAAGGAGTGAGAAACTTATCCTCTATTACCTGTTCTAGTTCTTTATTTGGTTCCATACTGCTCAAGTTTATCTCCAACAAATTTTCTAATATATTGGACGAGCAATTTAAGGTACTTTGCTTTGTCGTATTCTTCATAAACTACACATTCTCCGTCTTCACAAGACATAAT